CACAGCTTCTTCAACCGCTCTGCAACAGGCAGCCAATCCTCTACGGCAACTGGCTCAGACAAACTCCAGTATACGTGTACCCCGCGGCCTGAGTTAACCAGCGTGGGCTTAGGTAGAGTAAGGGCCGAACAGAACTTACGTAGTGCCTGTATAGCATCAGCCTGCGTGGGGAAGTCTTTTGTTGGGCCACAGTCCAAGTCTAAGAAAAACGAACGTAACTCTTTAGCATTAACAACTTTCCGTGTGCCAGCTTCCTTAAATGTAGCCAGTGCAAAGTAAACATCAAACCCCTCTCCATCAAAGTTACGGGCTGCGTCTACTACCATGTCTATGTCGCCGAAGAACTTCTGGATTCTCCGATCGTCTTTCGGTTTGGATGCAAAGATGCAGTAGCTGCCACCCTCACCCAAGACCGAGTCTAAGAATTTTTTTGTTTCCATTTATGCCACCCAATGCCGGAAGACACTACGGCAGGGGTGCCGGCGCACCCTATTCGGTCGAAACCTAGCCGTAGTGGAGGATTATCGTAGGGAGAGTATTAGTCGTCCCAGTTGTCGATAATTGAACTCAAGTCGTCATCGTCTACAGTGGGGGCGGCTGTTTTCTTGGTGGCGACTTTCTTGGGTTCTTCTACAGCTTCGTCTTTGACGGGCTCAGAAGGAGTTGGCTCCGCAGCTTTCGGCTCAGGCTTCTTCTCTGCGGGCTTGTCAGCGAACAGTGCGGGCTTAGACTCAGTCTTAGCGGATACACCATCGGTCTGCGATACGGTCATAGTGATCGCATCTTTGGTCTCTTCAGTGTCGCGTAACTCTACGACCTTGATGAGCTCTTGCTCTTCCAGTGGGCGAACTGCTTTGAAGAATAACTTGGGCGTGCTTGATGCTTCATCGAAATACATCTCAGTAACAACAGCTACCGCCGGAGTATTGTGCGCCGACAGGAATCGAGCGTAGGCCTGCATGGGCATCTTGCCCTCTTTGGCATCACCGAATACTGACGTTGCTGCTAGCTGCATTTGGTAGACCTTATCGTACTGGCCTTCCAATGCAACAGCTAGGCGCTGCGAGTAACGGCAAGCGCGTGTCTCACCTTGGCCAGAACCTTTAACATTCTGCGGGCAATCTACGCAGCGTGAAGCCTGACGCGTATCTTCTGGTACTTCGGGTGCAGGTGTCTTAGAGTCCGCCGACCAACAGGCAGGGGCAGAGATATTGTCGGGGCTGTAGGTGCCCGCGTAATAGGTGCGCCCAATGGGTGCAGCGTCAACAATAACGATGTTCATGCTGTCGTTCTTGTTTACGTTAACCTGTTCTCCGTTAACCATCTCGCGGAACTTGCCGCCATTGACGCTAATGCGACGACGGGTTTTGCCTGCACTCCCACCCGTCAGGGCAGTGTTGGTGTCTTGCAGTGACTTGAAAAGGTCGCTAGTTGCAAGGACGTTGCCGTGGAATAATGATACTTCACTCATGGTGTTCTCCTTAATAGTCTTCGTCTAGGTCTAGTGACAGATCTAAGTCTTCGTCTGAGTCTTCTGCCCAGTCTTCTTCTAGCTCTGCCAAAGCCGATACTTGAGTTACTTCTACTACAGTGCTCTCAGGTTGAGCCGCTGTCTGCTCAGCTTCGCCCTTCAAGTGGGATTCAACATCACCTAAGTTAAACCGGTAGGTGCTGCCTACCTTGATATAACAAGTTGTTGGGATGTCGCCTCGGCGTACCCATGTACGCACGGTTGATACTGATACGGCAAAGTGCTTTGCCAATTGGTCGATGTTTACATACGGGCCAGTCATTTGCTTTTCCTCACTGAAACAATATATTCAGAGTCTACGTTCAATCCTGCGGGCAGACTATCTGGGTTCTCTTCGAGGTATTGCTTGACCGCTGCTTGACTCAAACGCTTTTCGAGTAGCTCAGGGACGTTGTTCTCCATGACAAACTTGTGCATGGATTCCCAATCGCTAGTCCAGTAACGTGATCGAACGGAACGGTAAAACATACCGGATGAAGTTTTTACACTGTCTACACCCTGCTCTTTGCAGTAGGTAAGCAGTGCGCTCTTGATCTTATCGAGTTGCTCGGTAAGTTCTCTGTCTTGCTCTTTGTATGCCGCGGCAAGCTCGGCTTTCTTGTTGCGTATCTTGAGGTATACGCGGGTAAGTTTTTCTGGTAAAGCGATTTGCTCTTCCATAGTTTAGTCTCCTCTGGTCGCTCCAACTTGTGTTGGGACGTACACTTTAATTGTTATTCGTGTTCTAGTCAAGTAATTCTTTGTAAAGATCAATCATCTTTGTGTGTACGTCTATTCTGTTATCAAGCAGTGAGTAAACACGTTTCTCTACGGCCGATCCGGCTAGCTGAACCACGGTACATTTGTGGTCTTGGCCGGAGCGATGCACCCTAGCATTGGCTTGGGCGTAAGTCTCGAGCGAGCTAGTTGGCCCCCACCAAACAACCGTGTTGGCTGCGGTCAGGGTAACCCCATGCGCTGCTGACTGGGGCTGAATAACTAGGACGCGTATGTTGTCCGTAGTTTGGAAGTCGTTGAATATCTCCGTGCGTTTTGGTGCGGGTACATCGCCGCGTATTATGTCTGTCGGTATCCCTTCCGAGCGCAGCTTATCGGTCAATATGTCGATGGCGTGCTTGAAGGGCACAAACACTAGCACTTTTTTGCTGGACTCGTCTATGACTTCGCGGAGCACCTTATACCGATGCGCTATATCAAACTCCAGTGTCTCTTTAGTATCGGTATATATGGCACCCGATGAGATCTGTAGGAGCTTGTTCATAATGATAGCTGCGTTGGCCGCAGTGATCTCTTCACCCGCTGCCTGCATCACCATCTTGGTCTTCAATTCGTTGTAATACTTAGTCTGCTGGCGGGTCAGCGGTACCTCACGCTTGACGTATACCATGTCCGGTAGGTCGAGACACTCTTCTTTTGTGAAGCGGATAGCAGGTTGCAGTGCGTTATATACCGTGTCGGTGGCAGACTCTTTAGGCACCCACTTAAACTGCGTAATCTTGGCCATCACTTGGTCGCGGAATGAGCCAAAGAATCTAGGCACGCCGTTGGGGTTTACTAGCTTGGCAATGCCATACGCGTCAAGCGGTGACTGGGCGGCAGGTGTACCCGTCATCATCCACAGCCACGTCTCTGGGCCGAGTAGCTTGTGCAGCGTCTTCCAGCGTTTAGTCTGCGGGTTCTTGTAGTGCGTAGCCTCGTCCACAATGATCAGGTCAAAGCCGCCGTTGGCTATGTCGTCTACAACAATCTCCACGCCGTCATAGTTAATCACCACATAATCAGCATCGCTGTTGATAACCTTGCGGCGCTTGGCTGCTGAACCGTGGGCTACGTCTACCCTACGGTGCATGGCAAAGCTGAACAGGTCGTTGCGCCATGCCGAGTCCATGATAGATAGGGGGCAGATAACCAACACGCGGTTGACGATACCCTCATTGAGTAGATAGTCAGATGCCCAGATGGCACTCGCCGTCTTGCCTGTACCTTGCTCGTTGAAGCAGAAGGCGCGCTTGTGCTTAGTCAGGAATGAGGCGGTAGCTTTCTGGTGCTCGAAGGGCTGATACTTGCCTGTCCATTTGTAGCGACGCTCGATAGGTGAGGGCACGTTAATGTTCAGGTTCTTTAGTACGTGCGTCTCTTCTATACCCCAGTTAACTAGCACCTTGTTGTCTTCTAGTTCTTTGCTCTTGGGTATTATAGTTGTAACCCGCTGAGGGTTTTTTAGGCGCAACAATAGCGCCTTGTCATTGCAGATCTTCATTCCATTCTCCGTCGCAGAGCCCGTAGGCTCGAGGTACTACATTATTTTTTTGTAGAGCGGCGTCTCTTGGGGCTGCTCATAGCACCGCCAGCTGCACGGTTAGTGCGCCTGCTTTGTACTGTAACGCCGTCTTTGTTGGAGCCGCCCTTGCTGAGTGCTTTCTTGTGGGCTACGTCTTTGCCCTCACGCTTGTCAGCCTTGCCATTCTTGTTGGCGTCTTTACCTGTCTTGTCCATCGCACGGCGGGCGCGCTGGCGCTCCATGCGAGATTCGTGTTCTCCGCGAGCTTTCTGCTGCTCGTACTCTTTCTTGTAGGGGCGTTTCTTGTTTACGTATGGCATTAGTTCCTCCCGTTATGCACACACTGGGTAACAGGGCAGTGACGTTTGCACAGCCCACTAGGATTGGGGTTCCACACATCTTTCTTGAATGCGGTGTCCATGCGGTTGTACTCGCGCATCCAATGCTCCCACATAGGCGGTGCTTGGTCTATGCTGTAGTTATCTTTGATCAGACTCTTCGGCACTACGAACAACAAGCCAGCACGTACCTTCTTGAGGTCGGGGTAGTACTTGAACATAGCCAGTGCCATCAGTTCTAGCTGGCCTTTATCTGCATATCTATCAGACTTGCCTGTCTTATAGTCTATGACCCATGCGGTGTCGCCGTTCAGTATTACCAAGTCAGCAATGCCTCGCCACCACACGTCGTCAGCAAAGAAGTCGCAGGGCTCGAGGTTCTCCGTCAAGCCCATCTTCAACTCACATAACTTCTCGCCTTCCTTGGCGTTCAACGAATCTAGCATAGACTTAGCGTATGCAAAGCGTTCGTCCAGTGGCTTACCATCGCGAATGTATTCTTCGCAGGCTAAGTGAAACTCAGTGCCGTACCGCATGGCCTCGGTCTCTACAACAGGATACTCCTTCAGCACCTTCTCGTGATAGAACTGTTTGGGGCACTGCTTGAATGCTTTAATCTTGCTGAATGACCAAGGGGCGATGCTCACTATTCACACTCTCCATACGATTTGCCAATACCTGATTCGCAGTCCAGCGGTAAGCCTTTAGCCCAATCAGGTGTGCGGCGCATACACTCTTCGATGTAGGCACGCGCTTCGGATACTTCTTCATCTGGTACACAGCATACCACGGAGTCGTGTACAGTAAGTACGACACGATACCGCTCACTAATAGCCAGCATTTGTTCACCGATGATACAACGTGCCAAGGCCTGACATACGTTCTCCACGACCTTTCCGCCGTAAATACGGTTGCGACCACGGCGTGTCTTGTACGTGTACTCGATGCCTTTTTCGCCTTGCTCGCCAGCTAATCCGTCATAGCGTAGCATGAGACCAGAAGGTAGCAGTATACCACTTTCTTCCGGCTTGACATCTAATACGCC